TAAAAAAACCGCCATCCAGAGTATTTTTTTTCGCCAAATGTTACGGCTTAGAAAATTTTTGGGGTGAATGCGTGGCTGAACTTGAAGAAATGACCGACGATGAGCTTGAGAGCATTGTCTCGACAGCTGTCAAAGATGCCGTTGAGTTTATCGACGCTGAGATCACGCCGCGCCGCGTGCTGAGCCAGGAGATGTTCGACGGCCAGACGCGCGTGGGATCTGAGGAAGGTCGTTCATCTGTCGTGCGTTCTGTGATCCGCGACACTGTGCGTGCGGTCAAGCCAAGCCTGATGCGGATCTTTGCCAGCAACGATAAGGTCGTGCAATTTGAGCCCGTAGGCCCAGAGGACGTTCAGACGGCCGAAATGGCCACTCAGGCGATCAATCATATCTTTGAGCAGAGCAACGCCTATCGGCTGCTTGATGACGCCTTCCAGGACGCCCTGGTCAAAAAGTGCGGCATTCTCAAAGCGTACTATGAGGACAATGATGAGCAGACTATTCACGACTATACGGGGCTCGATCAGCAAGCTTTTGACTTCCTTGAAAGCCAGCCTGACGTCGATGTTCTCTCGACTGTCATTGAGACAAAAGTTGAGATTGGTCCTGACGGTGTTGACGTTGAGGTTCCAGTTATTGACGCACGCATTGCGCGCCGTAAAAGATCGGGTCAGATCAAAGTAGAGAGCGTGCCGCCGGAAGAATTTTTTATCAACCGTGACGCGCGCAGCATCGATGATTTTTATGTTTGCGGCCACCGCACAGAGATGCGTGTCGGTGACCTGGTTGCGATGGGTTACGATTTCGATGAGGTCAGCGACCTGACCGGCCTGTCGGATGCGACTGATACCCGCGACCTGGAGAAATCTGCGCGGCGCGGATTTTACACCAACGACGATGATGACGATCCCGGGCGAGATCCGACGATGCGCCTGGTGGCTGTGACTGAGGCGTTTATGCGCGTTGATCCATTTGGAACTGGCATCCCATCTCTTTACCGTTTTGTCCTGGGCGGCGGTGCTTACAAGATGCTGAGCGCAGAGCCGTGCGATCGCGTGCCGTTTGCTGTTTTTGAGGTCCAGCCGGAGCCGCACACATTCTGGGGCACCTCGATCGCTGATTTGCTGATGGATGACCAGGACAGCGCGACATCGATCCTCAGAGGTATCCTGGACAACGTGGCGATGACCAATACGCCTCGTCTAGCTGTCACTAACGACTGTAATATTGACGACGCCCTCAATAATGAGGTGGGCGCGATTATCAGGCAAAGAGTACCAAATTCTATTCAGCCTTTGACTGTGCCGTTTGCCGCCGGCCAAACGTTATCTGCGCTGCAATATGTCGATCAAATGGTCGAAACCAAAACCGGCGTAAAATCTGACAGTCAGCTGCACCAGGACGCGCTGCAATCGACCACTGCCCTGGCGGTTCAAAGCCAGATGCAGAGCGCAGCTGCGCAGATCGAAACGATGGCGCGTAACCTGGCCGAAGGCGGCATGAAGCAATTATTCAAGCTGTTACTACATCTGTATATACACAACACCGATGGCGCCCAGATGATGCGCTTGAATAATAGCTTTCAGCGCATGGACCCGACTTCCTGGACAGCTGATTTTGATCTCACTTGTAATGTCGGTTTGGGAACCGGTCGGGAAGATGAGCGGCGCGCTGCGCTGATGCAAGCGATGCAGATGCAGCAAACCATCTTGCAGACAATGGGGCCACAAAATCCCCTGGTAAGCTTGAGCCAGTTTCGCAACACCCTGGCCGATCTTCTGGGCTCCAGCGGCATCAAAAACAGCGATCGGTACTTCCAGCCTCTAACGCCGGAAATGGAGCAACAGATGGCTGCTCAGCAAGCCCAGGCGGCACAAGCCCAGGCGGCTCAAATGCAGCAAGCAGATCCGACCCAGGGGCTGATGCAGATCGAGCAGATGAAAGCGCAGAATAAAACGCAGAGCGAGATGATGCGTCTGCAATTGGACGCGCAGAAATTCCAGGCCGATCAGCAAATGAAAGAGCGCCGCATGGTTCTCGATGATGACCTGGCGCGAGATAAGATGGTTCAAGATTTGGCGACAAAAGTTGCTGCAATTTTGGGCCAGTACGGCACGGCGGTAGATACCGCATCAATCAAGCAAGAACAGAATGCGCAGCGGGAGTTAGATGGATTTAGCAACTAAAGCAGCGCGCGTCAGAAGTTTTCTGCAAGATGACGTTTTTAAGGATCTGATCTCAAAGCAAAAGCAAGATCAGATCGACATATTTTTGAACCCAGGAAGTAGCCTGGATCAAATAGACGAGGCGCGCCGTCAAGTGCGCGCAATTGAGGATCTGATCAGCGGAATGCGAAGCGTTCTGACTGACGCCCAGATCGTCGAAAGAAAGACTAAAAAAAGAGGCTAGCACCGTGTCAGACACGACTAGTGAATTAAATCCCGCTGACCCAAGATCGGTCGCGGAACATCTGTTAATACAGAGTGAACCACAAGAGGAAGCAACTCGAGAGGAGACTACCGAAGAGATTGTGGAAGAGGTTGAGGCGCAAGCTGAGACTGAAATTGAGGATGACGAAAACACAGAAGAAGAAGCGACACTTCCAGACGGCCCCGAAGAAAGTTTTTTCAAAGTTAAAGTTGACGGCGAAGAGCGCGAGGTATCCGAAGAGGAACTGAAACGCGGATACTCTGGTCAGAGATACATCCAGGAAAAGATGCGTGAGGTCGCAGAGGCTCGAAAGCAAGTCGAGGCTCAAGCCGCCCAGGCGCAGCAAATGGAACAGCGTTACGCCGAAGCAATGAAAGATTACGCGGAGCGGCTGCAAACGACAGAACCGACTGCGCCAGATATTAAGATGCGGGAAACCGACCCTCTTGGCTACTTGGAGCAAATGGAAGACTACAGGCAAGAAGTCGAGGCGCGACAGAAACTGCAATATGAGCAGCAAGTCCAAGCGCAACGCGAACAGCAATTGGCTCATCAACAAAAGGCAGAATACGTGAAGGCACAGACGCAAGTTGTGTTGGAACAAATCCCAGAGTTGAGAGACAAGGAAGCTGCACCCAAGGCCATCGAAATGATGATGGAAGAGGGGCGCAAAAGAGGCTTTAGCGATGCTGAACTTAAAGGGGAGAGTGATCCTCGATTTGTGATGGCGCTGCATGAATTAGCCAAAGTGCGAGCCCAGGGAAACCTGGGAACTGGTCGTGAAGTAAAGCGCGGAGCGATCAAGCCTGGAGCAAAAAAATCTGTCGTTAGCCAATCCAAGAAGCGAGCAGACGTAGCGCGTCAACAATCCAGGAAGACCGGCAAAACAGAAGATATCGCCGCCTTCCTTCTGACCAAAGGATAAGAAAATGGCAGTAAACAGCAATACCGTCGAAACTTTCGACGTCACGACGCTTCGTGAGGATCTTCAAGAAGCGTTAGAAATGGTGTCTGCAACAGATGCTCCATTTATGTCTGCAATCGGCAAGCGCAGCGTTTCAAACACATTGTTTGAGTGGCCAGAAATCAGCCTGGCGGCTGTAAATAGCTCGAACCGTGTTGCTGAAGGCGAAGCAACCCCAGGCAACGATGCAGCCACTCTACCTATACGTGTGCAAAACTACACACAAATTAGCGATAAAATGGTTGAAGTATCAGACACAGCCGAAGCCGTAAATGGTGCGTCAGATGCTCAGTCAATCGCAGAGCAAGTCGCCTTAAAGTTGAAAGAGCTTAAACGCGACATGGAAACGATGCTCACATCGAATGTGGCAGCGGCATCTGGGTCATCTGGTACAGCGCGCACGACAGCTGGCTTGGGTGCCTGGGTAAAAACCAACACCAACAAAGGCACCGGCGGTGCAGAGCCAACAACATCAGGATCTGGCAATGCCGGCTATCCTAATGCGGCCCGTACTGACGGTAGCCTCAGAACCATCACGGAAGCGATGCTGAACGATGTCGTAAAGCAGTGCTGGGATGAGGGTGCAGAGCCAACCTTGATGATGGTTGGATCAGCGGTGAAGCAGAAGGTTTCTTCTACTTTTACCGGCAACTCAACTCGCTACAAATCAGCTGACGATGCCCGTCTGCAAGGTGCGATCGATGTGATCTCAACCGATTTTGGCGAAATTTCCCTGGTGCCAAACCGCTTCTCACGCGCACGCGATGCCTGGATCTTGGACCCGAATTACGCACAAATCGCGTATTTGCAAGAAACCAAGCAGCAAGACATTGCCCGTACTGGTCACGCTACTCGCAAGCTGATCAGCTGCGAGTATGGCTTGCAAGTGACTGAAAAAGGTCACGGCTTGATCGCTGACGTTCAAGGCTAAAAACAAAGGCGCCTGGGGCAACCTGGGCGCCTCTTTTCAACACTGAGGTTTTTTATGTTTGTAAAAGAACAAGACGGCAAAGTTTACATCAAAACGACTGAAAATGCGCAGCCTATTTTAGACGCTGTTCAAGATCAGCGTGCCATGCATGCAGAGATACCTCGCTTTAAAGACCGCGCGCGCCTGGTCGGCACGATCCCTGGCACCCTGGCGGCTCAGTGGTCGCTTGAGTGCAAGAGCGCACCAGGCACAAAAGAGTTTCTCGCATATGTGAAGAAAAAGCTGCAATCGGGCGACTATTCAAAATTGATAGTGGAAGGCTATTAAATGGCAATTACCACTTATTCAGAATTACAAGCATCAATCAGCGATTGGTTAAACCGGTCGGATCTGACATCCCAGATCCCCGATTTTATCGCGCTGGCTGAAGCTGACATGGACCGGCGCATTCGTCACTGGCGCATGGAGCGGCGATCGACTGCGCTTTTAGATACACAATATTCTGCGCTTCCGAACGACTTTATAGAGCCCGTGAGGCTCTCAATTACCTCTGGTGACACTTACAAGCTGGAAGCTGAAAGCCAGGCGCAGCTGCTCGACAGACGAGCCCAGGCTAGTAATGCAACGGGGCTTCCAAAATACTATGCGCTTACTGGCGGCACTATCGAGGTTTTCCCAACGCCATCCGACGATTACACGCTTGAAATGCTTTATGTATCCAAGCTTGAACCGCTAACCTCGTCTAATACGTCGAATTGGATTTTGACGTATTATCCAGATTGCTATCTGTACGGCACTTTGTTGCACTCAGCGCCCTTTTTGGAACAAGATCAGCGGTTGACTGTTTGGAGCGCCCTCTACGAGCAATCGCTTCAATCGGTAAACAACGAAAATAACAACGCAAAATTCAGCGGCGCTGGGCTGCGAGTAAAAATTAGGAGTTACTAAAATGGCATCTTTCGTAAAAATAAACGACTTTGTTGCGAACGCAGTAGAAAATATGGATTTGGAAAGTGACCAACTTATAATTGCTTTGTCAAATACAGCACCATCATCCGAAAGCTCTAACCCAACTGCGGATACTAATGGTATTTTAGGCAATGTAACTCAAATTAGTTACAGTAACTTGTCTTCAAGAAACCTAACAACAAGCTCATCTGGACAATCAGGTGGTGTTTATAAACTTGTTCTTGCTGATTTAACGCTT